CGGTCAAGAGAAATAAACCCAAGAAGCCTTGACACCTAAGTTCTATCGGTAGAATATAGTAGCCCAAGTCGCCCAAAGAGGCGGCGGCAGTTCCAGTAAAGAGTATTACTAATAACGAAGTGAGTGCAAACATGCACATCGCTTCAAACGTCTTTTACGAGTGAAGAAAGCAAATGCAGATTATTGACAACAAAGCACTACATCTTCGGGTGCGTGACCCTAAGGTAATCACTGACGTAATCCCGTGCAGTAAGCAGGTGGGGCGGCATGATGTGCTGGTGAAGTGGGGGTTGGAGGAATCCCAAGTCCTCAAGAACCTCAAGATTAAGAACGTGCCCTCCCCTATCCTGCGGTCATACAAGTGGACAGGGATACACAAGCCTTTCGCCCACCAGATAACAACCTCAGAGTTTCTTACGCTACACCGCAGGGCGTTCTGCTTTAACGCGCAGGGGACAGGGAAGACCGCGAGTGTTATATGGGCTGCGGACTACCTGCTCAAGCAGAAGCGGATACGCCGTGTGCTGGTGATTTGCCCTGTGTCTATCATGGGGTCAGCATGGCGGGGGGACTTGTTCCGGTTCGCTATGCACCGGACGTTTCAGATAGCCCATAGCTCACGGTCTGAGAAGCGTAAGGAAGTCATAGCGGGGGACGCTGAGTTTGTAATCATCAACTACGACGGGTTGGACATAGTATCCGACGAGATAATTAGTAGCGGGGACTTTGACCTTATCGTAGTGGATGAAGCAAACGCCTATAAGAACGTGCAGACACGACGCTGGAAAACGCTGGCTAAGATTATTACCCCAAGCACATGGGTATGGATGCTAACCGGCACTCCCGCATCGCAGGAACCTAGTGACGCTTACGGGTTGGCTAAGATTGTTAATCCGTCTGGTGTGCCTAAGTTCCAAGGGGCGTTCCGCGACAAAGTAATGACGCAGCTTACACGCTTCAAGTGGGTGCCGAAGCCCGATGCAACCGAAACAGTATTCAACGCGCTGCAACCGGCGATTAGGTTTTCAAAAGAGGAGTGCCTTGACTTGCCAGAGATGATGTATGCAACCCGCATCGTGCCGCTAACCAAGCAGCAGTCGAAGTATTACGAGACGTTGAAGCAGCAGCAGTTGATAGTAGCGGCGGGGGAAGAGATTAGCGCACCTACTGCGGCGGTTAACCTGAGTAAGTTGTTACAGATATCAGGTGGCGCAGTGTATTCCGATGACAAGTCGGTTGTGGAGTTTGATTGCAGCAACAGGCTGCAAGCATTGAAGGAAGTCATAGACGAGGCAAGCCATAAGGAGCTGGTGTTTGTGCCTTACACGCATAGTCTATTGATGGTGGCAGAGTGGTTACGCAAGCAGAAATACACAGTAGAAATTATCAACGGGGCGGTTACCCCGAACAAACGCACGGAGATATTCAACACGTTTCAGACTACACCTAACCCACGGGTATTAGTGATACAGCCACAGGCAGCATCGCATGGGGTAACCCTTCATGCAGCTAACGTAGTTGTTTACTGGTCACCCGTGATGAGTGTAGAGACATACCTGCAAGCCAACGCACGGGTGCATAGGGCAGGGCAGGTTAACAAGGTAACGATTGTGCATCTACAGGGCAGCGGCGTAGAAAGCAAGATGTATAAAATGCTTCAGGGTAAGGTAGATACCCACCAGCGGCTGGTTGATCTTTATAAGGAAGAGTTGGGAGACACAGGAGAAGCAAATGAGTGACGATAAGCAAACACCCGTCAGGCTGGCTAAAGTCTTTAGGAAGATGGAGGCAGCACGGACTAAGTTGCAAAAAGAGTTTGACGACGCTGATGCCGTTATAGCAGGGCAGATGGATGTGGTTAAGAGCCAACTCCTTGAACTCTGTAATGAGCTTGGGGTTAGTAGTTTGAAAACGGAGTATGGCACGATTACCCGCTCAACCAAGACGCGCTACTGGACGGGGGATTGGAGTTCCATGCACAGCTTTCTTAGGGAACATGATTCACTTGATTTACTTGAGCGGAGGATTCACCAGACAAACATGAAGACTTTTTTGAATGACTACCCGGACTTGCACCCGCCCGGACTCAACGCGGATAGCCACTATAGTATTTCGATTACTAAAAACAAATCTTGATAGGAGAAGTAAATGACTACTGATGTAACCTTGTTTAAATCCGGCGTTCCTGCTTACCTCAAAGCACAGCCGCTTGACGATATCACCAAGTCCCTGCTCGGCGGGGGCGGCACGGGGGGCAAGCGCATCTCCATCCGTGGGGGTGTATTCCGTCTGGTGGTAGACGGTAAGGAGATTGCTACCAACGAAGAGCGGTCAATGAAGGTGGTGGTGGTCAACGTCGCCCCCAAAGTATCCCGCACCTACTACGCTGGGAAGTTTGACCCTAATGCAAAGGGTGCTGCGCCTAGCTGCTGGTCTGCGGATGGGGATCGTCCCGACAAAAGCATTGCCTCCCCGCAGAGCAGCAGTTGCGCTACCTGTGAGCAGAACATCAAAGGCTCTGGGACTAACGATACTCGCGCCTGTAAGTTCTCACGGCGTATCGCAGTGGTGCTGGAGAACGATCTGGGTGGGGATATATTCCAGTTGTCGTTGCCAGCGCAATCCATCTTCGGTAAGGGTGAGGATGGCAAGCTCCCGCTTAACGCCTACGCTGCGTTCTTGGCAGGGTTCAATGTCAACATCACGGCGGTGGTAACGGAGATGCGTTTTGATACGAACAGCGCAACCCCGAAGCTGACGTTTAAAGCTACCCGTCCTCTGACTGAGGAAGAGTATGACGCTTGCCGTGAGCGTGGTGAAACCCCCGAAGCTAAGTCTGCGGTGTCCATGACGTTTGCGGCATCTACGGAAGTGGCTGCTATTGCTGCACCAAGACTCGCCACTATTGCGAAGGAGGTAGCGGAAGAGGAAACACCAGAGCCGAAGAAGCGCGAGTCCAAGAAGAGCAAGGACGAGCCGGTTCCCAAGAAGAACTTGGCGGAAGTGCTAGACGCGTGGGATGACGAGGAGTAACAAAAAGTAACGGGGGGTGCGGCTAAACACCGCACCCTATTCAGGAGAGATACGATGGCAAATAGTTATTCTAAAAAGATTCTAGAACGTATCCAGAATTCTGCATCAGAGAGTGCAGGAGTTGAACTTGGGAAGTTGTGCATCATCCATAATTATTCAGTGCGGGAAGTAGCGGAAGTATTTGAGGTGTCCCGCCCTACGGTATACAACTGGATAACGGGTAAGACCTCGCCACCTAAATACTTACAGAACAAGATTAGAGCACTCGTTGCGAAGCTTAAGCTAAAACCCGTCCCCACTCTTACCCACGAAGATGAATAACCATGCTCACCAGACAGGAGTTTCTGAAGCTGGTATTGCCTCCAGAGGGAGTCTACTGCGTCTTCGCATTAGAGGGTAAGCGGGTTCATAGCCAGACGTTTCATAACACACAACTAGAAATTGATATTGCAGTCGATCTTCTGGAGGAGAAGGGATTAAATTCGTTTGTCGCGGTAGGCAGCTTTGAGTCCGCACGGAATCGCACAGCAGAGAACGTAACCCATGTCCGGTCGTTCTTTCTGGACTTAGATTGTGACCCTACTGCTGACGATGCCAAGCACTACCCTAGTCAGAAGGAAGCGATAGTCGGGCTGAAGCAGCTTGTGAAGGACTTGAAGTTGCCTCGCCCAATGCTGGTTAATTCCGGCAGGGGTATTCACGCCTATTGGCCTTTGACCGAGGCAGTGCCCCGTGCGGCGTGGAAGGCGGTAGCAGATAAGTTCAAGGCTGCGTGTCTTCTTAACGGTATGAAGATTGACCCTGCGGTTCCTGCTGATGCGGCGCGGGTGCTACGGGCGGTGGGTTCATCCAACTTCAAGGACAAGCTAAACCCCCTTAAGGTGGAGGTGCTTACCGTAGTGCCCCCTGTTGCGTTTGAGGTCTTCAAGACCTTGTTCGGGGTTACGGATAGTAGCTTGCTGGAGCCATCAACTAGACGCCCTCTGGATGATGTAACCAAGTCTTTGTTGGCGAATAAACCCGCTAGCTTTAAGTTGATTCTCCAGAAGAGCGTAGCAGGTAACGGTTGCCAGCAGTTGCTGGATGC